GATCCGTCATTGGCTTGTTTTCCACGGCGGGTTTAGCGTCTGCCGCGTCGGACGTTACGACTTCTGACATAGGATTGTGAACCGCCGTATTTGCGCCCCGGCGAATGCGATGGCTTAAATCCTACCATAGTAGACTTAGTGCTTGACCTAGGGCCCTAATGTTGAGGTTATTAGACGCCCAATGGGGTAAAGCATAACCCATCGCTGGTTAGGACGCTGACGTTCTGCCGAGGCCTCGCCCACACGCGGGGACGGCCACCTCGGGGATTAAGCGAAGATGCGGGTTGGAGCCCCGCTTGGGCGTAATTTATGGACCCTAAAGCCTTAGAAAGACTGCACAACAGCCAAGACTTCCTTGCCTTCCTTCGGGATGTAAAGGGAGGCCGGGAGTACTGGATTCGCCAGCTCCACGACGTGAAGACGGAGGCCCTTCAGCAAATCAGCGGGCGCATCCTCGCGGCAGATGACATTCTCTACAACGCGAGGTATGAGGAACTAGAGGCCCGGTTTACCCGGTTGCATTCAGACCCTGAGTCTGGACTTCGCCCATTTGCGCCGGTTGCGTACCCAGACGACCAATCTGAGCGTTCTGAGCCTGCTGCATTTGGAAGACGTACTGGGACTGGTATTTCTGAAGGCGAGCCTGAAACGCTTCGTCGCTCTGGAGGCGCTGGGAAACGTCGGGCTGCTGCACATACTGCTGTATGACCTGCATGGCGACCTGAGCCCCATTGGGCCGGGCGCCAACCTCAATGCCAGCGTAAATCTTGGACAGATCGTCGGTGACCTGCTTGACGATCTGCTGCTGGGCTTCCTGAGCAGGCTGGAGGACGCTATCGGCCAGTAGCGGATTAACCGCCGCAGCCATCACCTCCAGCATCCGGTCCACGTTGATCCGACCATTGCGATCGAACTGCAGCAGGCTGACGAACTGGTTGAGCTGCGCCTCAAGGGTCTCGGGATCGGTCGTCAGGACGTCGAAGTTGATGTTGATGTCGAAGTTCTCATTCGGATCGCCGCGACCAAAGCGCACCGGATCAGGGTTCCCCGTAACGCGGAAGAACACCTGCTCGGGGCCGAATCGCTGATAGCACTTGTAGGTCATCCGCAGGACATCCCTGACGTGAGTCAGGAACTTATCCACGAAGAACTGCTGGCGGATGCGGGACATCGGGTTCTGGTGGTCCAGACCCATGAGGCGGTCGGCCTGCTCAATCTGCGTGCGCTCCATCTCCACGCTGCCGGGGTTGTAGGCAGGAGTAGGCCCAAACTGAATCTCACCCATCCGGCGATAGGCGACCTTGACTCCGGGTCCCCACTCAGGCGCGGGCGTTCCCGCGGGGTACATAATGGCGGGAAGGGTGGCATAGCTGTTACGGTCGATGCGGCTGTCGCGCTCCACCTTTACCTGCCATTGGATGCCGCGAAGTTGCTCAGGCACCGTGGCAAGCTCGTACAAACGCTTGTTGTCCTCGCCCAGCTTGGTGACGACAAAGGGATAGTCGTCGTACCCGTTGAGCAGTTCGTGCTTCGCGTACTTCGGTTCCTCAGAGGTTCCGTAGTAGTTGTTGTGGAAGACGGTGCAGTAGATGCCCTCGGACTTGTCCTCCTCGGAAACCAGCCGCTGATAGCAGTAGATGACCTCGTAAAGCTCGGTCGTCTGCTCCTGAGCGATGCGGGTGTAGGAGGTGTTCGTCCGCGGATCGTTCATATCCACGGAAGTCACCTGCATCTCCATGATCTTGTCCGCCCACTCCTCATCCCAGCCCTCCGTAGCCACCTTGTTCTTGATCTCTTGGGCGGTCATCAGCACGCGCCAGAAGCAATACGGGGCCTTCTGGGGGTCCGTCGTGTAGGCAGGGAAGAAAACATCCCCATCAGGAGCAAGTGCAGCGACTTTGGGGCAATTAACCGACTGGCGGACCACCGGAAACTCGGCAGAACCCTCTTTCCGCAGCTCCTTCAGGGCTTTCTTGGCCCGCTTATCCGTCAGATTGGTAAACTGACCCTTCAGAAGCTGCACAACCTGCTCATCCGACTTCCCATCGAGGATGATTTGGGCCAGATCGGGGCTAACCTGAGCAATCTGGGCGAGATCCAGACGCTGAAGGAAGGTGCGATTCTCCTTCTGCCACCCGACATAGGTGACCATGATGCCACGCTCCAGCAGATAGTTGGCACCCAGTTCCATCTGACGCTTAAAGTCAGGGATGTAGGAGGCCACCATCCACTTCAGGAAAGCCGAGACCACCCGCGCCCGGCCAATATCCCCTACTTCGATGGGATACGCCCGGATGTGCGCCCGATTGAGCGCAGACATAAACAGCGCAACGTAGGTGTTGATACGCTCGTCGATGACCTGCACCTCCGAATCCGCCGCCCCTTCAAAAGGGAAGGCGTCGCTCCCGTGCTTTCGCAGGTCTTTGGACTTCCCGGGCCAGATGTTGCGGCGGTAGTCATAAGAGTCCCGGGTACTCTGCAAGTACCAATCCAGATCGGAGATCGTCGTGTCGTAAGCGTTCTTCAGCGCCGCGACATTGGGCACCTCCCGGGTGTAGGTCAGGGCCTCGTTAGGATCGTTGGTTGGCATTGAATTTGCGCTGGAGATTCTGGACGATTGTATACGCAACGCCCTTGTGCGCCCCTATTTTGTCAGCCAGAAGTTCAGGACTGATTGGCTGGTATTGAGCCGTGAGGGTACGGGTCAAAATCTCAAACCCCAGCAGACGGTCCATCTGCTCGGCCTGCCACACGGGGTTTAGGGTGATGTCACCGTCCAAGGACTTCATGACGGTAGGTAGTTCCGTTCTTGTCGGTGATGACATCGACAAAGATCGGTTTACCAATCAGCTTATCACAGTCACGGGGTCGGACGGCTACGGGGACCAGTCCCTTATCCTTCTCCATCAGGCAATAAACCCAATGGGGGTTGGGGGCGCGGCGAATCACCCGCATCTGCAAACGCTTCGGCACAGCCTCGGGGACAGCCACAGCCAGTCGCAGCTTCTCCGCTCCCTCCTCCGTAAAGAACTTCCGGCCCTCCACGGTCAGATACTCTCCCTCTGCCAGACGCTCATCCCTCAGCTTGGCTAATTGGAACTTGGTGATGCCAAGCTCCGTACACAGGTCATTGAATGCGATCATCAGTAGGCCCTTCCAGTCGGTTTAATGGTTCGAAGTGAGTTGGGGTCGATAAAGCGAATGCCAGCCACCGCCGCATAGCGGATGCAGTCGATGGGGTCTTTCCACGCCTCATCCTGCCCACCATCCGCCGTGTACTCCTGAAAGGCTTGAATGATGTTCTCGCAACGGTCCGAGATGTAAAGGTGAGGCCGATTCAGGGAATCCACCGGGGCCTTCTTGTTGTACGAAAGCTTGGTCTGGATGGCCTGCAATCCATCCTCGATGTCCAAGCCGGGGGCTGGGAGGAACACTAGCCCGGCATCCTCAAGGTCCGCCATAACGGACGATACGCCGGTTTGCGTCTGATATTTGGCTGCACCAAGCCGAGGGTCGATCAGCCGCTCAAAGATGGTGTCGTTCGTGTCAGCCTCCATTTGGGTGATCAGGTCCACATAGTCACGTATCCCGTAACCAAGCCCCTTGGACCCCTCTCCACCAATCCACTTACCCCCGTGCCATCTGGCCCAGTCCCCGACATTCACATCCGGCCATTCCCGATAGATCCACCACGTATCCGACTGGTCCACGGCAATCCACGCCATAAACCAGTTCTTCCGTCCAGCAGGGTCGAGGATCAGGTACTTCGTCGTTCCCTTCAGGTTGATCGACTCGTGGGCTACGACGTTCAGATCGCGGCTGAAGTTGGGGAACTTCGTACTGACTGACTTCGTGGGCACCCCGTAGGCTCGGGTAAGGATTTCAGCTTCCGGCCTACCTTGCAGGTCCTTTGCTATGCGCTCATAGCCTCCGAATGGATTGTCTTTGCTATGAAAGTAGATGATTCCGGCGTCGCGTGTTGCGCTGTGCTGAACAAATGGAACATTCCTATTATTCAGCAGTTCAGCGGGCTTGTGCTCAACGGTCTTGGCTCCTGCCAAGTAATCACGAACGACTTCGGTCCAACCGTCGAGGGGCGTAAAGGTGACCAATAGCTTGGCGTTTCGCGTAGCCAAACGAAACCGAAGCGTATTGAGAAGCTCGGGGCCAATCAGATACTCGTCGCACCACGCTCCAATATTTGTCCATACGGGGTCCTTGGACCCTAACTCCGCGCCTTCCAGAATCGTATCGTTATTCAGATACTGGGAGTAGGTCTTAAAGATTACGTGGCTTTTATTTGGAAGGATAAAGCTACTCTTGCTAAAGCCGTTTTTGCGCGTGTAGGAAATATTGGTCTGTTCGCCTAGGGTCTTCTTTCTCAGTTCTTCTGGGAGCGCATCCCAGACATAGTTCTGCTGCTGGCGGACCGAAACATCGGCGTTCTGAGCAAAACACATTACTACCGAGCCCGGATTCTCAATTGCTGCGCGAACAATTGTCAGAGCTGCGTAAAAACTTTTTGAGCTTCTGTTCCCGCCGAGTACGATGACTTCATTGAATTTATCAAACAGTTCATCGGCTGTTTTCCAATGCGGTAAACGGAAGCCGTACCGATAGGGGTCGCGCTCGGCGTTTTCAATGGCGGCGTGGTAAAGCTCCCAGAGCTGCTTGAGCTGCTCTGGGTCCATCCGCGACACCTCCTCGTCAGTCGGAGGATTTAGAAGTTCGTGCTTCTTCCAATTCACAAATTCCTAGTTGCTTGATTTTCTCGGCCCGCCACGCAATCGCTGACTCCAAGTTCTTTCGGTAAGTCGAGTAGTGCTTCCCCTTGAGCGTTATGCTACTCTTGTACGTGTCATAACCGTTCTTGCGAAGGAAGTAAATGCCTATCGGAAGGTGGCTATTCTTCCCTAGGGAATAGCGCCGGTTAAGACCATTGATTGAGCTAGAGACGTTCCGAATATTGCACCAACGGTTGTCGTCGCGCTTCCCGTTGATGTGGTCTATCACGTCGGGCCACGTTCCGGTCACCAAGAAGTAGGCAAGCCTATGGGCTCGGATCAGATAGTTCTTCCCTTGGAACTTGGTCGATACGATCCGATATCCGCTTTCGTTTTTAGCTGGGCATATCCGACCCTTTGGTGAGAGAACCTGCCCCCGCGGCGACCGCCTTTCAATGGTTTGACTAATATCCCCGGTTTCCTTGTCGTACGAAAAACTAGAGGCTAGCCAGTTTTCGAGTTCTTTGGAGTAGTTAGCTTTATTGAGCATCCCAACAGACTTACCCCAACGTGGGTACACGGTCAAGTCCATTGTTAAAGAAAAGCCTCGTTTTCGTTAATGCCGGGAATCGTAGTTAAAGGAAAGCTCACTTTGCTTGTCGTATCTCCAGCTTCCATCGCCAGAAACCTATGGTGCAGGACCAGTACCCACCCTCGGTAAAAGAGTACTGACCGTAATGGCGCTTCCCCGTAGACACATCCGTCCACGACGAAGTGACTATCGTCTTGGTAAGCCAAAGGCCAAAGACGGGTCGTGTGCTTGGTAAGAAAGAAACTCTCATACGGCCTCCACGGGTTTAGCCACCACTTCCACGCTACTAGCCTTCAGCTTGGCCCGGGCTTCCTCAATAGCCTTCATCGCATCCTCCAAGCTAGGCGAGGCACCCTTGTGCTCCACCACCACCTTATTCTCTCCCATTACGGCCAAGTACTTGTCTATGCTGATGCCCCACGGGATCGCCAAGTCTCGGATGTTAGTCCGCGCCAACTGCTCCGGGTCCTCCGCCAGCATCCTCATCTTCTCCTTCTGAAGTAGCCGCAATCCCTCCGCGACCTCAAGGGCATCCTGCGCCAACACCTGCCTCCGTTCCTCCAACACCATCTGATGCCGGGCCTTAAGCCGACTAATGGTCTCCCACTTCATCCCAAGCTCCTCCCTAATCTTCCCAAAGGAGCACCCCTCCGCCAACATCTCCAAAGCCTTCACCGCCTTCGCCGGGTCCCGCCTTTCCAGATAGTTCCCTTCAGCCTCCCCAAACTTA